TAGAACTCCAGGAAATACTGCTACTGGTGGAGTAGTAAGTCCTGGAGGAACTGGTGGATCACATAACCATCCTTGGTCAGGAAGTGTTGGGATTACTTCAACTGCTACTGGATCTTTGGATTTGAGGGTACAATACATAGATGTAATTATCTGCAGTTTCGACTAATATGGCAGCTTTAACTGGTAGCGGGATAAGATTTAGTTTAACTGATTTTACCGATGTAATAGATTCTTTTTATTGGATATATCCTGCTGGAACTAAAAAAATATTTTATCAAGCAGATGCACCTACTGGTTGGGTGAAAGATACAACTCAAAACAATAAAATGTTGAGAGTTGTTAATGGATCTGGAGGAGTTTCTGGTGGAACTATATCTGCATCTAACGCTTTTATATCTACTGGTACAGAAGTATCTTTTCCATTTTCTGGATCCTATTCGGTAGATGGGGCAGTTGGAAATACAACACTTTCTTTAACACAACTACCAAATCATACTCACACTGGAACTATGGGTTCTAATGGTGGTGCAGATGCAACTCCTTTTAGTAATGCTGGATCTAGAACTTTTTTTGGTAGTGTCGCCACAAGCGGTATGCTTGAATCTACTGGTGGTGGATCTCATACTCACCCTTGGAGTGGTACTCTTAGTCTAAATTCTAATATTGCTAGTACCACAGATCTGAGTGTTCAATATGTTGATGTGATTATTTGCACATTATCATAAATATGTTATACTAATTATTAAAACACTTTGCACTAGTTATGAAAATTGAGCCTGGTAAATATTGTCCTCTTCTTAAAAAAGATTGCATTGGTATAAAATGTTCTTGGTATACTCATGTTAGGGGAGTAAATCCTAATACTGGACAAGAAGTTGATGAATGGTCTTGTGCTATTACTTGGCTTCCTATGATGCTAATTGAAAATTCTCAGCAACAAAGATCTACTGGTGCTGCTGTCGAATCATTTAGAAATGAAATGGTAAAGGCAAATCAAACCAATATTAATGTCTTATCTGCTGCAGCACAAATGCTTCAAGCAACTATGGATGAAAAAACAAATAAAATTCTACCAACAGATGTAAAAGAGGTAACAGATCAATGAAAGTAACTGTTATTTACCCTGACAAATTTATCAGTGTTGATGGCAAAGGAATGTATTTTGCCGAAAATTGGCCTTTTGAAGAAACTGATATTCATGCAATTCAGTGGCATGGAGATAAAGGAGAATTAGAATATAATACACCAATCCCAAATAAAGAACTTAGTGATAAATCAGAAATTAAAAAATATGTAGATTTATTTACTGAAGGATATCAAAAGTGGATGAAAGAGCAAGAAATCCTTGCAGAGATTGAAAAAGAAAAGTTAATGACATGGGAAGATGCCATGAAAGAACTTGAACTTCAATTAGATGTCATGCAAAAAAATCATGAATTTGAATTGGAGCAAATGCTGAGAGAGCAAGATAAGCATTTGGATGGAGTTAAAGAAGAATTTGAATTGCAAGTAGAGCAAATTTATAATAAGGTTCAAGAGAATCAACTCAATCTTTACTATGCAGAAAATGCAATTGAAGATGAATCTAAAGAGAAGAGTTATGATAGTATGACTATTTTTGATAGTAATATTGACCCTTCTCTCTTTGATGATAGTGTAGATCCAACAGAATATGATGCAGAAGAAGAAACTGATGAAGAGGAATCTGGAGTAGATGAGACTTCTAATATTCAAGACTTCAAAAACTTTGATTTAAGTTTATTAGAAGATGAATTTAATTTAGAAATGTTATTTGAAGATGAAGATTCTCCAATTGTAAATGAAATTGAAGAACTCATTGAACAAGAACACCAAGTAGACGCAGCACAAATTCCAGATAACTGATAAATTGTTATTTTATTATGAATCAATCTTTACTTGAAAATGGGTATGTTGTAGTACCTAATTTTATATGCTCAGAGAGGGCAAAAAAATTATCAGAAGAATTTATAAAAATATGTAATGAAAATAATCTAAGTGGAGATTCACAAGTTCCAACTTCAAAATCTCAATACAATTATATTTCATTTTTAGAATTGTTGTGTGAAAAAACACCAAATGTATCATCAATTATTGGTGAAACTGTTTTACCAACTTATAGTTATGCTAGAGTGTATGAACAGGGAAGTGTTTTGTCATCACACACCGATAGAAAAGAATGTGAAATATCAATTACGGTTAATTTAGATTCTGATATAGTTTGGCCTATTTGGGTTATAATGCCAAATGGAAAACAAAAGAAGATTACTCTAAATCCAGGTGATGGTTTAATTTATTTGGGTATAGATATAGTTCATTGGAGAGAAGAATTCGCAGGAAGTTATTGTTCTCAAGTCTTCTTACATTATGTAAGAAGTAGAGGTCCTAATGCATCTTTATATTTTGATAAAGATAATAAACAGTTTTGTAATTTTACCGAAATTAAAAAAAGTCCAGAAGTGATAGTAAAAACAGAAAACTATAAAAGTAAAAACCCTTTAGACTCATATATTAAAATATATTATTCTGCAATTCCTGAAGATGTATGTGATTTAATTTTGAAAGAATATCAAAACTGCGAGGATTGGAATCCAAGCAGAACTGGAAATGGTGAAGTAAATAAATTTATTCGTAATTGTGATACAATTGGATTGTCTATGCCAGATGTAATCAATAAAAATATTGATGCTAGAAAACAAATTGATTCTTTATTATTTGAATATTCTGGTAATACTCTTAAACAATATGTTGAAGAATTTCCACATTGTCAATTAATTTCGGATAGTGGATATGATCTTTTACGGTATGATCCTGGGGGATATTATTCCATCCACACTGATTCTCACAAAACAACTCCAAGAACAGTATCTTGTTCTTTTAATTTAAATGATGATTATGAAGGTGGGGAGTTTGCCTTTTTTGATAGAGAAGTAATCATTAAAGCACCTAAAGGTTCTGCTATTGTATTTCCCTCAAACTTTATGTATCCTCATGAAGTTATGGAAGTTAAATCTGGATCTAGATATTCAATTGTTACATGGTTCGTTTAACCGTACATTGACAAAGTAACAATATTAAACTAACATTAAAATAAATTGGTATTAAAGTATGGCATTATCAAAATCTGTTGAAGAATCTTTAAAAGAAGCAGAATCTTCCCTTCGCAATGCCCTTGCCTTTGCAGCAAGGCAAGAAAAACCATTTGTTGGTAAACATATTGCTTGTATGATTGCTGATCTTGAAGCACTTATTAAAACTGATGAACTAATGGATAAACTTGAAGGTCGGATGAAAGGTGATAGGGGAATTTGGGGACCATTTGGAGAATAATAAGATTTGCAATACCAATAATTAAGAGACTATTAAAAATCCCATAGATAATCATATAATGTGTTAAAATCAACACAGTTACGTAAAAACAAATGGAATTAACTCAAGAAGAATGGGATGAGTTGGTTGCTCTTAAAGATGCAATTAATTACAATCCGTCTCAAGTTCATTATGAAAAAATGGAAAGATTTACTGAATTGTTTGTTAGAACATTGGAAGGAAAAGGTGACAATTATCCAATGTGATACATAATTAATAAAGTATCATAAAATAAATGGATTTAGATTTTACTACTCAATCTATTTTACTGAAGACAGGACTTCTTTGTTTAAGACTAACTACAAATTATTTTAATGAAGTCTCTAGCATTGCGAAAAAACAAATTAGAGATAATATCAATGTTAGGGACAATAATTTTAAGTTAAAAGAACTTGAAAATTATCTTGAATTGGGATCTTTTTTTATTGAAGAATCTAAAAAGTACTATAAGATTCATCAATTTACTGACGAATCTGATTCAAAAATTCACTGTTTTGTCGATAAAGAGAATGGATTAGTTTATAAACCAGTTAATAGAAATTCTCCTAATAAGAAAAGATCTTATCAAATTGATACATGTATAGATTGTGCTGATTGGAGAGGTTATTACTTGAGTGATGTTCCAATTTGATAACTGTCCACTCCTCCTTGACGGGAGGTTTTTTTTGTCTTATATTATGGGAGTCAAACAAACACACCAATGATTTCTCTTCCAAACTTTGCAGAATTTGCCGAGAGCGTCAATACTGACGAAGAACTGAACGCAGATAATTATTGTAATCAACAACCTGTTGCCATGGAGTTTACGTTTGAAGAGCACGATCTTCTGAATAGTATTCTGGTTCATGCTCTTGATGGAATGGATCTTGCAATTCCGTGCATTTATGATTTTCCAGAAGACTCTGAAATTCGTCAGCGATATATGATGCTTGATGAGATGAAGAATCGTTCTTACTCCATCTGGTCTCAGCGTTTTGGTAACAAGTGATGACTACTTGGAAAGCTGATGTATTTGTCAATTCTCAAGTTGGCAAAATCTCAACAGAAGTTGAAGCTGCAACGTTTTCTGGTGCTAAAGAACAAATCTATGCAAAGCATGGTGACGTTCAGCAGATTTATAATCTGAGGCAAGTATCTTCAGACTCTTCTTCTGGATTTACTTCATCTTCTGGTGGTAGTACCTCTGGTAGCATTGCACTTGTTGGTCTTGTTGCTGCTGGATGGGCGTTTATTACGTTTACTCCCTGGATCCTAATGTTTGGCGGTGGTATAGCATCAACCTGGATTATTCAAAAACTTCTTAGAACTGATTTAGAGTCTGCATCTGATTCGGGTAATAATGGTGCTGTAGCATTAATTCTTGGTACTGCCATTTTGTTTGGTGGTGTTGGATTTGTACAAGGCGAGTTTATTCGCAAATCTTTTGAGACAACCGAAACACCTCCTACGCAAATTCAAAAACAACAATGAAATTCTCTGATCTTGATTTCCAACCTCACACTAACTATCCTGACCGTGGTATTGCTGCCCGTCAATTCTTTGATAATGGATATGGTGTAAGTATTGTACGTTTTACAAGTCCTTTTGGATTTGGCGGTTCATATGGTGCTGATGAAGGACTGTATGAGGTAGCAGTCATCAAAGGAACTGAAGATGATTGGAATATCTGCTATGGTACTCCTATCACTGATGATGTTCTTGGGCATCTATCTGAGGAAGAAGTTGAAGTCCTGCTCTATGAAGTTAAAAATCTCTGAGGTATTATGAAAATTCTCACTCTTGCTTTTGGTGTAATTGTCCTTGCTGTTGCTGGACTATTCTTTGAAGCGTGGTTGCTTGGACTTATTCTGTCTTGGTTTGGTGTATCCCTTTCCTTCTGGCAGAACTTTGCTATCATCTTCCTTGCTAATGCTATCTTCAAAACCAACGTATCTTCTAAATGAAACCTATTCTTGCTATTGTCGGTGGTGTCGTTGGATTGGGTGCCCTGACTTGGGGTATTGCTTACCACGAATTGATCTTTACGTCATTCTTTGCTCCTAAGTTTGAGAATGTTCGGAGGAATACTTTTGAACAGTCAAAGTCCTTCCGAACTGGTGCTGTTCAAGAACTGCAAAATATGCAGTTTGAATACATCAAAGCATCACCCGAACATAAGAAAGCACTTGCAGATATTATTCGGCATCGTGCTGTAGAAGTTCCTGCTGATGCTATGCCTTCTGACCTTCAATCCTTTATCTCTAATCTCCCCCAATGAAAACCATCGTTTCTGTTGCTGCACTTACTGTTCTTGGTCTTACTCTGACTGGTTGTGAAATTGAACAAAATTCTGATGATACTCAGCGTTCACAACAAGAGCGAATTCTGAAGGAAGGTACTGCTCAAAGTGGTATGCCTGCCATTAAGAACTTCCGTGAACGTAAGTTGCTGAAGCAGATTATTGAAATGCGTGACCAAGATGGTCTGGTGACTTATACTTACACTGTTCCCGAAACTACTGGTCGTCCAGTGTTTCTGTGTAATTCTATTGGGTATGGTCTTCCTGCTGCCACTCAATACACTAATCCAGAGAAGTATGAATACACTGGCACAACTCTTCCACAGGCAGATCCTAATGGTCTCTTCTCTCCTGACAGTGCCGAAGGTACTTGGGTGATGTGTTCTGATCCTTCTGGTAGTGGCAAAACCCGTCCTGTTTATGTTGAACCCCGTATTATTGTTTCTCCTTTCAAACTCTGAGGTAAATTATGACTCGTTACAATGATCCAAACACCCCTGTTGCTATTGTCTTTGGTGCTGGATTTGTAGTTGTTGTTGCTCTGCTATTCTTTGGTGGACCACTCTATAATGTGTGGCAACAATCTCTTGCTGGTAAAGCAGAACTGCAGAAGGCAGAATATACTCGTCAAGTAGCAGTGCTGGAAGCACAAGCAAAGAAAGATAGTGCTCAACAACTTGCTGATGCTGAAATCATCCGTGCTCAAGGTGTTGCTAAAGCAAACCAAATCATCGGTGATAGTCTGAAAGATAACCGTGAGTATCTTCAGTATCTGTATATCACTGGTCTGGAAGAAGGTTCCAACAAAGGCAACGTGACCATCTATGTTCCGACTGAAGGTGGTATGCCTGTCCCTACACTTCAAATGAATAAATGATCGAACTCCTCGCTAGTGCTATTATTGCTTCAGGCAATCAATCCGAAGAAATTAATAAGTTTTGTTCTTATGTTGTCGGTATTCCATATGCTAGCGATAATTTTACTGATGAGGAATGGAAAAGATTTGTTTATTGTAGGGAAAATTTAAAAATTATCGATTAACTTTATTGGGGAGAATGATCTTCTCCCCCTTTTTGTCTTATGTATGAATTTAATAATTTTATTTTTAACTGCTGCGTTTGGTATTATGCTAAAAGATTGGGTGTTATTGATGCCTTAACTTGGGAAATAATCATTGCCAAAGCAACAAATAGTCAATGGGTTCCTGGTGATCATTTTATGGCAGATGTTGTGAATCCAGAATATCTCTGTAATGTCAAATCATTAAAAAAGAAATTTGCTAAAGGTAATAAACAATCTTTAAGTTATGTGCAATGTAGGGCACCAATTTCTAAAGATAGAACACTGTTGGATGATGAGTTGGGAAGTCAAATTATTTTAACTTTAATTCAAAAAAAGCAAGAAAGTTTTGATCAATTTTCTTGTAATATAATGAAAGACTTTTTAATTCAACATTATAGAGATGGTGAAAAATACTTTGCTAGAGTGTTTTTATGCGATCATCCAGATTTTAACAATTATAATTTGCAGTGGAAGGATGGTGAAGGTAAAATAGAAGATTCAAAAAGTTGGTTTTTGAAACGTGCATATGGAGATGCAAAGCATGGGCAAAACTGTGTACATATCAAAAAGGTTTTTGAAAAATCTACGTTAATTGCTGATATTGTTGTTGAATGTCCAGATGAACATAATGTTTCTAATGAATTAATTGTTGAAGAATATTTAAAATACCATCAGGGGACAGATGAACGACTGTCCACAGGAGCAAACGGGTTGGAGGATTCTGTTGTACAATAACTTCAGTTCAAACAAAGGACATGACCACGACCTTCGCTGACTATGCCGCCCAGCAAGAGGCACGGAAGGACATTGCTGCTGCTGTTCTGGGGCACACCTATGCCCTTTGTGAGGCACTACGTCAGAACTTTATTGATTACAGCATCAAGATGCACCAGCGTTCTCTTAATCGCCTGGAAGGTAATACCGAAACTGGTATTACCTATCACCATTCTTGTATTGAAAAACTGAAGCAGGGTACTTGTGATTATGACTTCACAATTGAGTCTGGTCGTAAGTATCACAAAATCATTATGAACGCTGCTGGTTCTCGTTCTGTTCATGCTTTTGTGGATAAGCAAACTGGTCAAGTATATAAGTCCGCCAGTTGGAAAGCACCTGCCAAGGGTGTTCGCTATGATCTTCGCATCATTGAGCAGCGTGAATGGTTGCTTCAACATGCTGACTGGGCAGGTTCGTATCTTTATGCACGATGAATATGACAAAAGCGGATAAATTTATTTTCATCTCTTCGTTCATTTGGTTTCTTCACTGGGGCACATGTATTACCTTGAAACTTCTGGATATGGCTATCGAAAGCGGGTCTGTGAGAGTGTTACCGATTGGTTTATGAATCGGTACATGCCAAGACATCACATTGGTCTACGTGTTGTTCATAAAGGTCTCAAACGAGAACTAGTTTATGGTTATTGTGATGTTGATGGTGACATCAAAAGACCCAGAGACTTTTTAATTGAATTGCAAACTCACATGAATCCTGAGATGTACATAAAGACCCTGATTCACGAGTTGATTCATGTTCGTCAATGGGTTTTTGGTGATCTTCGTGATAAAAGGGGGAAGATGTATTATGGATCTGTAAATGTGGAAGATCTTGATTATGAAGATCAACCACATGAAATTGAAGCACGAGAACAGGAAGAGACGCTGTATATTACTTATTTGATAGAGACTGGGCAAATGAATTTTAAACCTGTTAGATCTTTTTAATGTATGGGAGGTAGGTATTTACCCTACCTCCCATTTTTTGTTAAATAATTATTAATCTATCAGTAATAAAATTGCACATGGAAAAAGCAATTTATTGTATTATTGATAAAAAAATACATCCAGAGGATACTGCTTTTGGTAATAGGATGTACATATGGACGCAATTCTATTATTTAACTTATAGGACTAATTTTGAATATAAAATTATTGTTCAAGAAGAACATTGGCCAGAACTAAAGTTTTTAAATTTGCCGAATACTATTGCACTAAAAAAAGAAGATTTTTATACGAAACAAAAAAAATACAAAATTAGCAAGAATCATTTAAAAACAATAATCTTTGATAATTGTACTAAGTATTTGAGGACTCATGATTATTGGTATCTTGATGAGTGGTACATTGTGGATGGTGGATATGATGAACTTGATATTTCAAATCCATATTCTTTGATAAAATTTAAAAATCCATCTATAAATGATATTTTAAGTAACTATTTTAAATCTTTTGTTTCTATTCATATTAGAAGATATCATGGAATATATTCAACTGAAGATGACCTAGATGAGATGCCTCTAAGTTTGAAGGAACAATATTTAAAAGAAACATTTAAACCAATATTAAAAACTGCTTATACTTATATAAAGGATGAAGTATATTTCAAATTAATAGAAAAATTATTAGAATCTAATCAAAATGTCAAAATTTACATTAGCACGGATCTACCAGAAAAGTTTTACAAACATTACAAAACAAGATATTTTAAAAATACTATAAAGGATAAAACCAATTATTATGAGAATTTAAAAAATATTTTGAAAGAATGTTTTCCAGAATCAATAATTGATAGAAATAAAAAAGTCGTTGAGGATTTATTGGATTTTTTTGTTATTGCTTATTCAAAATTTATTATCATGCCAGACTACTCTACTTGGAGTAGAATTGCACAAAAAGTCAAAAATACAAATTATCTAAGATTACCTATCGAAGATAATGCATTAAATCTGTTAAATTTTAAAATGTGACACTTGCTAAAGTGTCCAACAACATGCACGTATTGAATCAAATCCATTATGATGTCAATGGTTCCATCGAAAACAACCATGACACACTTTGTTGACAAACAAAAACATTTAATTTATACTTGAGGAGTTGTTTAAATCAAAACATGAAATATCTTTACATTGTTGATTATTGGATTCCCTTTCCTTCTTCCGAATATGGTGGTCTCTTTAATGTAATTGCAGAGAATGATACAGAGTGTCACGATATTCTCTTAGATTGGAGAGAAGAATACGATAGTCAATATGATAGTCGTATTATGGAACGTGTTGTGTCTGCACCAAAGTTCTTGCTTGGTGAAGATCAGGAATCCCGAATTGTAGAAAGTTTTACTACTTGATATGACTTATCACAACGTATCTCATGCTAATCACATCCTTAAAGAATTAAAAGAACAACATCAAAAAAGAATTGAATATTTAGAGAATAAAATTCAAGAATTGCAAACAGAGATTGAACTTCTTAAAAATTATCAAAACAAAATTTACGATTGTTGATTATTATGAATGCTGAATTAAATGAAATCCGCGAAGATTGTATTACAAATGTAGAAAACTATTTTTGTACTAGAATTATTGATCATATGGACTGTGGAAATCTTTTTGATGCCCAAGCGATTCATGAGGAATTTGTGATTGATGAAGAAGATGTCCCAAAAAATTGGTTGTTTTTGAACGATTTTACTTGCAATGATTATTGAAGAAGGAAAATTAGTCAAATATAAAGATTATGTTGGAAAAATAAAATTTATTTCTCCACAATATTTGACTATATGTAATCCTGGTTTTCGTTGGGATGTTTGTGTTGTTGTTTATTCTGAAGACTTTCATTTAATTCATGAAGTACCAAGTGACGTATAAAAATCCTAAGAATAAAAAGGGATTTTACTCAGATCAAAAGGCAGTATTTTTAGATGTATCTGACGCAATTTTATGGCAAGAACATGTTAAAAATCAAGGAGCAATTGATGTTGAAATGGTAGTTGATTTCTCATGAAAGTTATTCAAACTTGTGGATCTTATAATCCAGATGATGGATATTCTCTTTGTATTGCATTTAGTGAAAAACATGCCATTACATTAGATGGACTAGATAAAGAAGATATGTTAGAATTAAAGTCTTGCATCGATTGCATGATTTTTGATCTATACGAAGAAGAAGAACTTTATGAAGGAGAATTCTAAAACTTTTTGGAGATGGTGGGCAAAATCTTTAGGTGAAAAAGCTTCTAAATGTGATCGTGAGTCGGATACCATTGCAGGTATCCGAACTTTTATTTTTTTAACTTATTTGATTACTAACTGTTTTATTGTTGCTGGAGTCATGAGACATTGGAATGATTCTCCAATAGAAATTAAAATAGAAGTTCTCAATGATTCTAAAATGATCTAACAATAGTCATTATTAAATAAATAAATTATCCTTTTTTATTAATATGATTAAAATAAGATTAGAGCATAATACAACTGGGAATGGATTGGGTTATCAAATATCTTCATATGTTTTGCTTAAAAGTCTGGCAAAACATTTTGGATATGAATATGGTACTGATGAGTTTGAATTTTTAAATTTAAGATCAACTTTTGAGGGTGTGTCCTTTGATGGTGCAACAAGACCAGACACTGAATATGATAAATTTCTTGAATTTGCGGATAATGAATCTTTTGATACTATTGTAAATAAAGGTCTTGAAGATGAAAGTTTAATATTTGGATATCCAAGTCCAATGAACTTTTATAAAAAAGAATATTATGATGAAGTAAAAAAAGATCTAATATTTCGTAAAATTATAAAAAATAAGTGTGCAGAGTTTGTTAATAAATTTGAGGGTCAAGAGATCATATCCTTACACATAAGAAGAGGTGATTTTTTAGATCCTATTAGTGGGATGTTTGTATGTGGTGATGATTATTATAAAAATGCTTTAAAACTTCTTCCAGAAGATGCAAAGGTTTTTATATTTACAAATGATAAGTCCTATGTAAAAGGCAATCCACTTTTTCAGGGAGATAGGTTTGTTTTAATCACCGACATTTATAATGACAATCAACCTATTAATTGTGATTATGGTCAATTAATTGATAAAATGTTGGATTTTAGTGGTCATTCTAGATTTAATTACAAATTTGTTATTGCACAGATTGCTGCTAAAGAAGTAAAGACTGTAAAATCTATTATTGATGAATTACATCCCAAATATCTGGAAAAAATAAAAAATAATTTATATAATCATTCATTTGATTTATGTCTCATGACAATGTGTGATTATCATATTGCAGCAAATAGTACATTTGGTATGTGGGGAACTACATTATCAAGCAGTAAAAAAATTATATACCCCAAATACTGGATGCATGGTCATGTACCAAATCCATTAGAACTTGAAAGGAAGTTAGATCTTGGTGATTATGATCAAACCAAAGATATTGGTGGAGATTTTATGAGAGATCAACAAAGAAACTCTATCGGTATTGAAAATCCAGATCAAATTATAAGTCAATTAGAAAGTGAAATAAATAGCATAAAGGATGTATAGGATTATGTCAGAAAGAGCAGAACGTTTATCTAATCTTTATTTAAATTCTTTAACTCTCACTTCTAGAAGAACCAGATTAAAAAAACACCAAGTTGGTGCTAAGGCACTTGCTACTTTTTTATCTGCAGTTGTTGATGAATGTGAAACAATGACTATGAAGACTAGTAAGGAAATCTATCAAATTATAGATGAACTTGAAAATATTGACTGATAATAAATAATTTATAATAAAAATCAGAGATATGAAAACTTTTAGGCAATTTTGTGAACAAATTCCTAGTATTGAACCATCTGATTACACAAAGATGTATCAGATGGTTCAAATTTAATATCTAAGAGACAACAAATATCTCATGCCCATAAAGAAATGTTAGCAAGGGCAACTCGTGAACAAAAAGCAAGATTAAAAACCTTACATGACATAGAAATGAAATAAGACCACTTTAAAAAGTGGCACATGAGGCATCCAGGTTCGCTTGGATGCCCTTTATAATGTGTGGGTACTCAAGGGATAACCTCATGGCACTTTCTTTTCCATCCAAAGCACATCATATCGCTGCTCTGTATGATGCATGTGCTTTGATCCTAGACACTTACAAAGAAACTGACATCTTCAAAGTTTATTCTGATGAAGGACTTGAAGATCACATTAATTTTGCTGCTACTGCTCGTGAAATGATGGGTCTGATCGCTGAAGGTGACATCAAATGAAACCATATCCCCTTGGTCTTGACAATCCTTATGTCATTCGTGGTATCATTGGTACAACTCGTTGGGGTTTGTACCGTCGTGAACCATATCAGAAAATTGCCGAATTTGCTACTGAATTTCAAGCATATGATGCTCGTCGTGCTATTTTAAAAGTTCAAGGATATAATTCATGAAATGTTCTATTATTTTTGTACTTGCTACAATTGTTGGATGGAATATATTTTTAGTTCAACGTGATCAAAAACTTTTTAGAGCGTATGATGCTTGTACTCAATTTACTTATCACCCAGATTGTCCATATAAAAAATGAAACCCAACTTTCGTAAAGTATTAGAAATGGCACTTGAAGAAGGTGTTCGTTTTGGGTATAATCGTGCTCATAAACACGTAGAGAATCCACACGAAGATGCTGTGGTTGATTGTGTAGTTGAGGGTGCTATGAACTCTCTGTATGAATGGTTTGTTTTTGATGAGGAAATTTCTGAATGAGTTTTTCTAAGACTGTTTCTGTTTTTGCTGCTCTTGCAAGTATTTTTGCTGCTGGTGCTACTGGTTGGAAACTTGCAGATTCGCAAAAAGAAGTTCCTTTAAGTCCATTAGATCAAAAGGTTATGGAACTGGAAAAAAAACTTGATGAGGCACAACAACCACAAGTTCCTCCAACAGCATTAAAACTGCCATCTCCTGTGCCTCCAGTGGTTCAACAAACACCACCACAACCTGCTATACTACCACCAGTATCACCTCCCCCTCCTGTTCCTGAAAATGACACTCCTTGACACTCTTGAATACTTCATTGATGATACAAGAGCACGACTTTCTGATATTGAATGGGAAATTCGTGAAGAGACAAACTATGATGATGAAGGACATCAAGAACGAATGGATCAATTCTGTGAAGAATATGATGAGATTGAAGCACGATTAGAAGATTTACAAAAGATCAAATCTATCATTGAAATCATGGAGATTGACGAATGACTTACGACGAACTCTACGAGCACATTCTTTATTATATTGATAGACCATTAGAGGATAAGCGTAAAGCATGTCTGATTCTTGGTTCATTTATGGAGTTTATTCTTGACTGCCAAGAAGAAGGTGTGGATGCGAATACTATTGATGTGACTGATTTTATTCACGAAAAACTTGACATTCTGGAAGGAAAATGAAACAATGGTTTGAAGATGCTTGGTGGTCTTGGGCATGTTGTATTCATTCCAGATTTGTTGATTATAATGACAACATAGACCGTTGTGCCTTCTTTGAGGAACTCAGTTATGGTTGGTATCAAATGTATTATAATGATGAGGAACTGAAATGAGCGGTGGACACTTCGGTAACTGCGGTTACGATTACTACAAGGTGGGACAATTTGCTGATGAGTTGGAAGAAGAAATTCTCAACAACGGTAAGGAGAGAAATGAGGACCGAACTTATGGTTATGAGTGGTATCCTAACCACGAACCAGAAGTGATTGAGTATCTGAAAGAACAACTGCCAAAGATGCGTAAGATGGCAGAGATTATGAGGCATATTGATTATCTGTATTCAGGTGATCATGGTGATGATAGTTTCATGGAGCGTGTGAAAGAAGTAGAAGAGAAATACAAGGACACTTGAAGAACTGGCACAAGGGCATCTCCACAGGTGCCCTTTTTCGTTGTATAATGACTTCATACACAACAAACCGATGACCCCTATCAACAAACAACACTGGGATGATCTTTATGCTCGTCTACATGATGCTTATGTGGAGTGTATGAAGCACAATAATCCCACATATGAACAGAAGATTGCCATGGTTTTAGACCACATGATTAAAAACAAAAAGTATTTGTATATTCGATGATCAGAGCAATCCTAAATCAGTTCCCTGCTCGCTATGGAACTTATTTTGCTGAAGGTAACAAAATCCGCCGAACATTCTCAAATGGATTTAGTTACATTGTAGAGGAATGTAACTCACCAGAAGAAGCACAACGCATCGTAAGTGACCTCAACTATCTTACAGGTAAATGACTGACGCACAAAAGATTGATGCACTCGTTGATCTTCTTGGTGAGGTGATGCACACTCTGGATATGAAACAATACCATATTGATGATCCAACTGAATCTCATCAATGTGAGGTTGAAGCAGATGCCTACCATCAACAAATGCTCTCTATTCTTCATTCCAATGACTAAAACCTATCCCTACCTCAAATACATTCCACATTTTGTTGCAATTCGGTTGATTGTGCTTGGTCCGTTTGCGATTGCACAAGCAACGGCAGAGTTTATTTCCAACTCTCTGGATAAAGTATGCCATAAGATTGATAAATTTCTTCCATCACCTTATGTTGAAAAGCAAGTAGAATGGGATCAGTTGCCCAAACGAAATCAAGAGGCGATTGAACAACTTGCAAAAGCACGGGACACTACCAAAGAACGAATTCTCATTCAAACTGTGAAACCATGACTAAATCATTACCACAAAAAACACACGCAGAGACACTAATCAAGGTCACAGAAGAATACACTCTACGACCCAAAACAGGTGATCGTGCTCGTGTATGTATTGCTACTCTTCAGTATCTGCTGGACAACTTTGCTTATGATCACGAAACTTGTGATGAAGAGGACTGTGGTTATTCTGGTAGGTATGTAGATACTATGGACATTCATCATCTTATCTACCAACTGCAAAAACTGAAATGAACTACCTCTGCCTTGTTGATGGTGTTGTAGAATACGGCAGCACAGACCTCAAAGACTTCAATCATTATCGTATGGTGTATTACGAAGACCACAAAGATGCTGAAAATGTAGAGTATCTTGTGCTGACTGATGAAGCATACAACGAAATGTTCCCTTGTGAGGATGAAGAATGAAAAACTTCTTTCAAGATTACCTTGCTATGCCTTTTAGCATTCTACTGTTTCTGGTGATTGCTCCAACTGTAATGCTTGGTGGAGTGAAACTTGCCCTAACCTTAGTTGATCTTACTCCTGTTTGTGAGGTGAGGAAATGACTAAAATCCAACTCAAAGCAATCACAGTTACATACACCCGAACTCTCACAGTTGCTCCCACAACTGAAATGTTTGAGGACTGGGAGGATTATCCAGACCAAGAAGGATTTGAGAGTTTAGTGCTTAATGAATTGTTTGATAAAATCCATTATGAGATGGGAGGACCTGCAAGTCCTATGCCTTACACTAATGTAGAGCAGTTTGAAACTGTTGAGATTGACTGGGATGGTGATGAAGAGGAGGATGAAGAATGAAACTCTTTCAATACGATAAAAAAGTTTGGGATGATGGTGATACTGACTACACTTGGCAGTTTGGTATCTTCAACAATCGTTCATTACTCTGGGTTCATTATGAAAATCCCAGTCGTTTAGTTTTTAGTGATGGTGGATTACACATCCTATTCTCATTCTTTACTAATTCTTTATTTGGAGTAGATTTTCAACTTGGTAAATATGGTTTAAGTTTTCATTTCTTTACTGAATACTGTTGAGGGGTGGCAAGAATGACTGACCTTGAACGACTACAAGCATACGATGAGGAACTCTCGAAAGTTATGCCGAAAGATTATAAGGATTGGTGGCAGAACTCAAAGGACGAATGGCCCTTAGTTGCTCGTTTGGTGATTGAGGATTTGGAAAAAGACAGAGAATGGTGTTATGAAACCATTGGTATGA